AAGTTGGACGGATGACAATGGAAAGGTAATAGTTGAACCTTTAAAAGTACAAGAATCAAGCAATAGTACAGAAGAAAAAGATCCTAGCGAGTAGAGGCAAATAATAAATAATTAATAATGAACGAACAAGATAGAATAAAAGAGCTTAAATCAAGACTTGCTTTACTTCAAAGAGAGCTAGCTGAAGTTCAATTTCTTATTAATGGATATGAGAATGCAATTAAAGAAAAAGATCAGAAGTCTGATACAAAATAGCTATGTAGAAGCAATATTTTTAAATATTGTCTGCATTATCGCTTTACGCGTGTTAATTGGATGCCAAGCATTATCAATAACTGGTCATTCAATTCATCCAGACTCAACTCATTATTCTACAATTTTTAAAGAGATTATTGATCAAGATAGCACAGTGCATTGGTATACCACTTTATACAAAGGCACTCACTGGTGTTATTATCATCATAGGTATGAGGACCTAAAAAGTGTACAATGAGAGATATAAAAGATGCACGTTCAATTTCAGCGACAACCTGGTCGGATCAAATGAATATAACAATCAATATACGTTTTCTTGTCAATGTAATTGCGGTTGTGGGTGCGATTGTGTACACATATCACACCTTAGTGACAAGAATTGATCATTTGGAAGCGCAGGCACAACAGTTTGATGAGCGTATTGATGAATTACAGAGTTTACACGATCAAGAAGTAGAGGAGCTAAAGAAATGGTATCAAGAATTTTCATTAAATCCATTTAAGCGCAAGAAGTAATGGAATCTCTTGCGTCACAATACACTGAACTCGGATTTGCGGGCTTAACGGCTATCTTTTTTGGTTATATGATAGTAAACCTAATTAGAAGCCAAGCTGCTCAAAATGAAGACCTAGAGCGCATCAAACAAGATTTAATGAAGTTATCTACTGAAATGAGTAACACTCAAGGAATGACCATCAAAGTAGTAGATAGATTTAATGTGAGTGACCGTACTAGTCAATCACACCGAGAAGCAATTACAAAAGAATTAAATGAACTGAGCCAAGACATTGCTGAAGTTAAAGGTTCTGTGAGTCGGATAAATGGCAGACACTAAACCAATATCAGATTCAAGCAGTTTAAATATTTCACTGCCAATGTTAATTCAAGCAGTTGGATTAATTGGCGCAATGGTATGGGGTTATGGTCAACTTAATACTAGAATATCATTTCTAGAGTACCAGGTCGCTATGAATGAAGAACATATAACACGACTTGAAGAAGATGCAGAAGCAAATCAAAACGCTGAAATTCCTGCTGATATCAAACAAAATCAACGCATTATGTATTTAGAAAAAGAATTAGATCGGATAAGAAAATGAAAATTCAAGGCGGTATAAGTATCGGTAATATCATTACAATTGCTATGCTAGGTTTCTCACTGGCGCTAGGTTGGGGTACTATGAATGAAAAGACTGCGCAGCTAGAGCAAGATTTAGAATATAAAGCTGATCAAAAAGTAGTTGATGTTCAGTTTGAGTACATCAAAAGAGATCTTAACGAAATTAAACAAATATTGAAGGAGCAACAGTAATGGCTAAAAGAGTGAGTTGGATGTTTGGAGGTAAGCGCTACTACGGTACATTAATTAGAGAAACTAAAAAATTTAGATACGCTAGGACTGCAAGCGGAAAAATTAAGAAAATCAGAAAAAGGAGCAAGTAATGCCAAAAGGACCTGGAACGTACGGCACTAAGCGTGGCCGTCCGAAGAAAAAGAAAAAGAAAATGACTAAAAAGTCAATTAGGAGAAAATAGAATGGATTGGATAAACGCAACCAATTTTGCATATATGTTAGTGTTATTATTTACAGTAATGGGTACAATGGTAGCTACTAAGTATCGTTTAGTAATTAAAGAGCTGAAAGACGTAGCAAGAACATATCATAGAGCCAGTAAAGATGGCAAAATCACCGAGAAAGAGCGCGAAGCAATTGCCAAAGAATGTATGGATGTTGTTATGGCTTGCGTACGATTGGTCTGGAAGTTCTAAAAATGATCACCTATAGAGGAGAGCGTTTTTCAAAATACAATAAACCAAAGCGCACACCAGGTAAATCCAAAAAGTTTGCGGTACTGGCAAAGCAAAATGGCACTGTGCGTTTGGTGCGTTTTGGCGATCCTAATATGCGTATACGCAAAAACAACCCGGAAAGACGTAGATCATTTCGAGCAAGACATAAATGTTCAACAGCAAAAAATCGACTTACAGCTCGCTATTGGTCATGTAAAGCATGGTAAAAAAATGGTAGATAAAAAACAAATGAAGCGCATCATCACTGAGGTTTTACAAAAACTAGGTGACAAATACGCAACACCAGATGCAATTGATTTGGTTTACAACACTGGCTTAGTTGAGTCAAAGTATGTGTATCTTATGCAAAAAGGTGGCTCAAATATTGCGCGTGGTTTTTTCCAAATCGAACCTTGGACAAGCGTTGATTGTATTAAGAATTATTTATTCTACAGACCAGAGCTTATGAAGGATGTAAGTCGCGCCAGTAATGTTGACCTTAAGTATTTTACCGATCCAAAAGATGAAGACTGGAAGTTTATTCTCACGACAAACATTGCAGCACAAATTCTTATGTGTCGGATGCACTGGCGACGCGTTCCAGAGAAACTGCCAAAAACTATAGAAGAGCAAGCACGTCAATGGAAGAAGTTTTATAACACTGCCAAGGGCGCAGGAACTGAAAAGCATTTTATGGAGATTGTATCTAAATATGGATGATAGTCAAAAAATAGATAATCTTATACGCGTTATGGAAACATTACAACTGATGTGTCAAGAGTTAGATAATAGTAAGATAAATCACAAACTGACACTATACATTATGATGGAAATTATTATGTCAACACCGATACCCGATGTCACCATTTTACCTAATAATAGAGAGTTAGCATTCGCATGAGTTATTATACTGCATTTTGTAACAACACTACTGACTTACAAGCAATTGTAAGTGACATAGATCGCTATGATCGTAAGCGCATTTTACCATCTAGTTGGTCTACAACAGACGCGTCAAATTTGTATCAGCTAAATGGCACTGGAAGCATTTCCCAGTTGTTTGTTGACCAAATTGAAGCAAGTATGGTGACAGATACTCCTAACGCAGATAACGAAGCAAATTACAGTTCTAGCACTGATTCTGTACAATACTTTTTAGCATCATCAAGCGTAAGTGCATTAAATGCAAAAGTTTTTGAAGCCGGTCAAGATTGGGATAGTTTAAAGACTACAGTGTGCAAAGAACAAGCAGATCGGATGCGTAGCTATCTTAATAGACCAATATACAAGCGTGGTAATTCCAATTATCAAGGCGCTGCTGATCGCGAATATGATTTTATCGTAATAAGAATTAATGCAATACTTGCCTGCGCTGACCTGGTGCGCAGTCAAGATCCAGAGCGCGCAGCAGAAATAGAAGCAATGGCAACTAATGAGGAAGGCACCGGACTATTAGATAAGCTGAAGCGCAAAGAATATGTGATGGCCAATGAAACTTCTTTTAGATCAGAATCTGGTATTATATCAGAGATTTCTATTAATGGATCTACTACTGGTTACATAGAAGATATAATGATAAATCAACCGCCTAGCGTATCATACGATGAAGTGCGAGTCGTTATCAGCAATGCAGGCACATTTTCGCCTGGGACCACAAGTACAGTTAAGTATGATGTATTTATTAAGAATGAAGATGGCTTGCGCATGAATAAGAGTATTGATGGTGAAGTTATTAATGGAGACTACCAAGAACTAGCTTATGGAGCTGAAATCAGATTCCAGGCGGGAGTGTATACACTCAATGATGAATGGTCAGTGATCTTTCAATCTGACACCATACCAATAGGTAGCGTTAAGTCTGGTCAGGTATACCGATGATGTCATCTGTTAAGGTGTAAGTAGATGGCTATTACTTATACTAATGTCATCTACGAAAAAGTTATTGACAATTTGCATACGATACTTGCTGATGAGTTTAACATAGCGATTCTTTATGATGACACATCAGATAGGCCAAACCAAAGTTTTTTGGTAACTCCAGTATCAGATTCATTAGATAGTCAACTGACTACTGGATCGGTTCGTGAGTATACAATCAACATCAATTATCAAATTGATTTTGGTGGTAACTACACAAAAAATAGTATTAAGCAAGTTAGTTTAGTTGCTGAAAGAATAAAAAGATTGATAAAAAACAATGAAAATTATACAGTTTCAAGTGAGCGCCAGTGGCATAATGCTATGGTAAACAACATAGAATATTCACGCAATGATGACGATAGCAACTTACTTGAAGCAAACATAGAAGCAAGTTTTAAAGTTATGGAGATCATATCGTGAAATATAAAGCAAAAGAAAGTTATTTTAAACTTTCAGATGAAAAAAATTTTTGTGCATACTGGAGTAAAAACAAACATAAGATTTTGCTCAGTGGTGAGTCAGTTGAGGTAACTGAAGTGCCTAAAGACTTAGAAAAGCATTTAGAACCGATAATTAAAAAGGAAACTAAATAATGGCTGAAACTAATTTTCAATCCAGATCGGATATATCTGTTGCTATTGGTAGTAGTGGTAGTAATGTCGCTTTAGGTACATCACACGCTTCGAGTGATACCTGGAATTTTTTACAAGTCACAGATTTTAACATACAACAAGCGGGTGCAACTATAGACGTAGCGCCTAACAAAAGTGGTATTTATGGTCAGTTGGAATCTCAAGGACACCACAGGCCAGATACGATGATGTACGAAGTGACCTTGACAATGCGCGGCACACCTACTGCGGTTTTAAAGTCTTGTTTACCTTTATTTGGTGATGGTACAAGTGCTGCAGCATTGACTCCTGCATCATCTACTGGTACAATGAAGCACAATACTAATACAGTTAATGCCGTTACTTTACTATTTAAAAACGGTGGTTCAGATGCATCAAATATTAGTTCAGTCATGGTAGGATGTTTTTGCACCTCAATGACAATGCGTGAAGACATTGGCACTAATGGTGGAGAAATGGTTGTAGAATCAACATTTGTCACTGGCTATCGTCCAGTAGAAAATACATTAGCTGCAAGCAGTGAAACTTTAGATACTGCAACACCTAAAAATATTTTTTCACTATCTACGCAAAATGTTAACTCACAACCAGTAGTTTGTAATTCCTGGGAAATAACGATTGCTAGACCGCTTGCCAGAGTTGGCTACATTGATACTACTAATTACAATCCATATGGATATTGTCAAACCGGACCATACGAAGTCACTGGTAGTTTAATGGTAAAGCGTGATGATACTATCGAGGATTTGGCAACTAATTTAAAAGGCGATAGCGCAGGTATTGCAATTGATATAGCAGAATCTAGTGGTTTTACAATATCAATTCCCGATGCAATGATAGATAATTCTCAGCCAGAAAATGGCGATTACATGATGCAAAATATTCCTTTTAGAGCTTTTGCAGCTGATGAAAGTGCAAACATTATAAGTATTACTATATCGTAACCTGGATGATCATATACATGAGAGATAGGTATGACCGTCAAAACAAAACACGGCACATTTGAATGCCGTAAACTGACTTTTAAAGATAGACGCAAACTTCATAAACTAGAAATACAAGCAGTTGGCATCGGTGGCGAAGTAGACACTGCTAAGTTCTACATCGTACTCGAATGGGTGATGGACTTTGCATTTACTGATGCAGAGAAAGCGCTTGGCCACTTAGATGACAACCAGGTAGATGAAGTATTAATGGAAGTTTATAATTATTACAAAGAGCCAAACAAAAAAAAGTAATTAAGCACCGTGTAGCAATGTGGATGTATTTTAAAAAACAACCATCCAGAGACTTGGTGTTTCCATACACCGCATTGTCGCCAACGCTACGCAAAAAAATAACTTTTGATGAGGACGAGCTTTGGAATGAAGTAGATAGAATTATTGCTGAAGATCCAGAGAGCAAGTTTACGCAAGGTGCTAATTTATACCACAATCTCGTCCACTGTGCAGATTCTAGCTATTTTTGTGACTACGAAACATCTATTGCAGTCGAGGAGTATATGGCAGTTAAGCGATTTAATATTCCGCTATACAAAAGTTTAGATGAAGCAGACTACGAAAGATTAGTAGTCTTTTCAGCTATTGATGAAGAGTATAATGCATTAATTAAAGAAGAGCAAGATGGCCAAATTCATAATTGAAATACGTTCTAAAGGCTTTGAAACTGCCAAGCGTGATTTTGAGAAAGCGCAAAAAGGCGCTGAGAGTTATAGAAAAGAAAATGACAAGCTACGCGGATCAACTTCTGGATTGCGTAGAAATATTGGGCGTTTAAGAAATACATTATTACTAGCATCATTTGCTTTTGTAGGCGCTGCAAAATCTATTAGTGGATTTGTGCGAGCATCATCTGGTTTTCAAGATGTACAAACTCGCTTAGTTGGCTTAACTGGTTCTACCGAAGCTGCAAAAGATGCATTTGACGCATTCAATAAAATTGCTGCTACAACACCATTTGCACTTCAAGATGTAGTCCAAGCAGGTGCTACATTAGAAGCATTTGGTGTAGATTCACAGAATACATTAAAAGCGGTTACAGACTTAGCAGCATTTATGGGTACTAATGCAACAGAAGCTGCGAGTGCGCTTGGTCGAGCTTTCGCAGGTGGCGCAGGTGCTGCCGAGATACTTAGAGAGCGAGGAATCCTTGAATTAGTTAGAGCGTCGCAAGGCATTGACGACCTTTCCAAACTTACATTACCACAATTTAGAGCAGCATTATTAAGTGCAATGGTTGATCCAGTTGCGGGTATACAAGGTAGTAGTAAGCGCTTATCTGAAACTTTTACTGGCGCAGTTTCTAATATGCAAGATGCCATTACTAGATTTCAAGCTATGATTGGTGATTTAATGTTGCCTGCGCTGACAGAGGTTGTAAAAGGTACTGAAGAATTTTTTAGAGCTATAGATTTGCAAAGATTAGCACAATTAGCTACGGCAATTGGTGTTGCAACAACTGCATTAGTGACCTATAAAGGATTAGTAATTTTAGCAACAAAAGGCACAATAGGATTAGGAGGAGCAGTTGCTTTAGTTACTGGAAATTTTAAAAAATTAATTGCTCTTGGAGTTACAGTAGGAGCATTAAAAATTGCAGACGATGTTTTGCAACAACAAGATGCATTTGCTAAGTTAAAAAAAGAAGTTGAAGAATTGACTTTAGAAGAGCAACATTATAAAGATGCTAAAGCTGCGGTAGCAAAACAATTAAAAGAAGATACGGTCGTCACTTTTAGAACTATTGAACAGGAGCGAAAATTAAATGATTTGCGTGCAAGCGTTGGGTTAATAATTGCAGAAAATAATGGCTTAGATGAAAAATCAATAGAAATTAGAAAAATGATGTTAAACACTGCTAATTTATTAAATAATGCTTTAGGTAATAGAGTTGAAATTGACAAAGAAGCTATTGCGGTTAATGGAGACTTTATTGTCAATATGGAAAAAATGAATGATAGTGAAAAAGACATTATTCTTACAATTCAGCGATTAATAGAAGAGCAGAAAAAACGAATAGAATCTGGCAAAGAAGTAGTAGATATTAACAAAGACATGGCAAGTACCTTTGGAACTTTAGAAGGCGCAGTAACTAGTTTCAAAAATGCAAGTGGTGATAGCACGCAAACTTTAAAAGTATTTCTACGAACTGCTGCGCAACTGATAGCACTTACTGGTCCCCAAGGTGCAGCAGCAAGTGGCGCATTAAATCTTGCAAGCGCCTTTATAGGACACACTGGTGGTTTAATTAAAAATAACGGCATACAACGATTCGCACAAGGTGGCATGGTGCAAGGTCAAGACAATGTTCCAATTTTAGCGCAAGCAGGTGAATTTATTATGAGACGCGAAGCAGTCCAAAATATTGGTGTTGGTAATTTAGCGCAAATGAATCGTAGCGCATCTGGTGGCGGTGTAACCGTAAACATACAAGGTAATATGGTAGGCAATGAATCATTTGTCAGAGATACCTTAATTCCAGAGATTGCTCGCGCTACAAATCAAAACTTAGCATAAATGGCACTTGGTAAAAGTACATTCTCATCTATACACAACCAGTATAGCGAAGAGTCACGCACCTGGGATAGTATTGCTGAATTTAATGCAACTAATCTCAGTGAAAATTGGCTCTTTCAGTTTTTCAATCAAGATTCGTATTTAACATTTGACGGCACTGATGATTTTGTAGATTGTGGTGCGGTAGATGCAAACTCTGCAATATCACTTGGAAGCTCTACTGGCGCAACGGTTGCATTTTGGGTAAAGTTTACTACTGCCGGTGCATTTGAGTGGATCTTTCATAACGATGTGGTGTCAGATAATGATTACGCAGGTTTATTTGTTTATAAAGATGATAACGAAAAAATGAATTTTGCTTGGGGTAATAATACTGGTGGTGGAAGTGACCATCGTGAATCAATGGTAGGTAATCAATCTATTGCATTAAACACCTGGTACTTTGTGGCCATTGCAACAGATTTTGCACTTACAGAATCAAGCGGTGTAGTTACTGGTACTTCAATCTATACTGCTAGTGAGTCAGCAGGTAGCGTTACAATCAATGCAGTGACCAATGCAGGTGATGCGGGTGTCAGCACACCTACTTACACATCTGGTCGCGCTTACTTTGGTCGTAGAGGTGACACTGAGAGTACGCATTTTGGTGAATTTAAAATTAAAAGATTTGGTATATGGAATGAAAAACTAACTAGCACAGAAGTCACCGCGTTATATAACTCTGGTAATTACTTGTCGTTTATGGAAGATAGTGGAAATTATGCAAGCTCTGCCAATTTAATTAGTTATTGGGAGTTTAATAATGGCGATCCGATTGTGCGAGATTTACAAGGCAACTTTTCTGGGTTAGTGACAGGCGCTAACTATGGTGGATTCTTACCACTCGCCTTAAATAACACTACTTGCGAAAGTGTATTTTATAATGGCGCTATTACTAGCCAAAATCCTACACTTAGAGAAAGTATTGATCTAACAACCAGTAAAGCAGCAAGCAACAATCTATCTATTGATATTGCCAACTATCAGTATCAAGGTGATTCACTTAGCGCTGAATTATTACTTGGTAGCAATACTTATTTAAATCGTGGTGTTAGAATCTTTTCTCAAATTAATGATGATACAGACCTTGACAACTGTATCCAAATATTTCACGGTAGACTTACAGATATAAATCATAACATTGAGAATGTTAATGTGACGTTAAGTTCAATGAGACCTTGGGATAAGATTAGTATCCCGCAAGATAAAAGCAGTAATAATGTATATACACCAATTGCATATGGTGATTACGATGCTAATAACGCTACTACTGAAACTAAAAAGAATAAAGTATTTCCATTGCCAGTCGTAAAAGCAACTGGTGGTAAAATTTATTTTGCAATGCACAAGGCAATCAGTGATAGCAGTTTACTTATTAATTACTATGATTCATCATCTGATTTATTTCCAGTTTTAACGGCTGATAGCAACACGTCATCTAAATACGATATTAATACGGTTGGTGTTGATGTCAATATTACAAGACGTTTCAGAATCTATGGCGATAGCGCATCAATTGATATTAATAGTGACTGGAGCAATCATACCAACGTATTAGCACCAAGCGGTGATGCAACTATTTCTAATGAAACTAATACTGCTTATGATTATGTAGACATTGCAATGCCAGATTTCAGTGGAGCTTTAAGTGATTTAAAAGTATTTGTTAAAGGTAGCTTATCGCCAGATGCGTCAAACACTGCACAGTTATCAGCTAAAGTATATGGCACAGATGTAACTGCGCTATCTCATGGATCTCCAAGTTTACAGGCTACTTCTGGCAGCACCGATATTGACAGTAGTGGCTCAGAATATTCAGTAGCAAATTTTAATTCTTTTTTAGATAATCAAGATGCAGTTCCAGGTACTATTTCTGTAGGTGCTAAAACTGCTAGTGGCACATACGATGCAGTAGTGACTAATGTTTATATGACTGCAACTTCTGGTGTTGCTATAGATGAGCCAGATAGTGCAGGACGAGAAAGAAAAGATCTAAAATATGTATATTGTGGCGCAGATGGATTAACTGCTAGTTGGGATGGAGATGCTATTACACATGGCCACGATGCACATCGTGATTTATTAATACGTTTTGCAGGTCACGATAACAACGATCCAGATGGGTGGTCCGCTTTAAATGTAGATCGCGCAAAAGATAATTGGAGAATACGATACTGGCTATTAGAACAAGCACCGTTAAAAACGATCCTAGAAAAAATACAGTATGAGTTTGGCTTTATAGCTAAATACTCACCATCTGGTAAACTAAAATATATCTATCCACTGCAACAGTCTGAATTAAGCGCAGATCATACACTGACTAAAGAAGATACATCTAATTTGCGTATTAAAAATACAAGTCTATCAGATATTGTAACTGAAATGAATATATCTACTGAAAAACACGCAGGCGAAACAAGTAGATATATGACAGTTGTAAATGCAAAAAACACAACCGCTAGAAATAAATATCACTTTCATAGTCAAGAAAATATAAAAGATATAAAATTAGATATGAATATTGGTACTATACCTACGACACCAAACACTGATATTAATAGAGATTTTTTTTCGTATTACACTGGAATCTTAGGCGATGTTAAAAAGATAGTATCGTGTGAAGTTGTTAATCCCGCTAAAGGCTTTAAAATGGAAACTGGTGATATTGTAAGCTATAGCGATATGGGTGTAGATCCTGGAGGTGAATCTTGGAGTAATCAATATTTTATGATAATTAATTTACAACGCTCGCCAGGTAAAGTGAGCATAGTGACAAGAGAGGTCGGCTAATGGCTAACATGAACATAGGAATACCAAAATTTTACACTGACTTAATCAGTCACCGCACTGCGCATGGCACATCAACTGGATCAATTATTACTGGCACTAACTTAATTAATTTTGAGTCTGGTACAATTAGCGATTTGCATGATGGTAGGCCACTAAACCAAGTGACATTTGACACTACCGTAGATAGTGGCGCTGATCATGTGCTTTTAAATTATGATTTAGGCACAACTCAATTCAGACAAAACTACGTTGCAATCTTAAATCACAATTTAAATTCTTGCAGTGGTAAAATTAGAGTATTTGTCGGCACTTCAGCAGGCGCAGTAGATGACGTAGATGGCAGTGGTGCAGCTTCAGTGTCAAACATTGCAATAACTGAAGTCGTAAATGCAGATACCATTAGTTTATCTTCACCTACTGGATTAATTACACCTGCAAGTGATGGTACAACCATATTTAAAATAACGGCCAATGGAGATATTTCTGGCTACCGATACTGGGGTATTCAGTTTGAAGGTGATTCTGCATTTGATAATTCAACTAAGTTGTCTATTGGCAACATAATGATCGGTGAAGCGTATGAGATGCCACACGCACCAGATATAGAATTACAAAGAAGTATTATTTATGATAAAGTCAAAGTCCAGGAATCGGCAGGTGGTCAGCGCTACGGTATTGCATCATCGTATGGACGCACTGCAACGTCTACTTCTAAAAGTCCATTTAGTTTGCAGAGCAGTGCTGCATTTATACATAGTGGCCGTTTAGCGTATACTATGAATTTTAGTTATTTAGATTCTACTGATGTAATGCCAGATGAATATCATAGCGTAGATTACGATGATGATTCTTTTGTAGGTGATGTTTGGAATATTACTGATGGTCCCACTAGACCATTTATATTTTGCATAGATAAGTCATCAACCGGCGCTGATGCAGAAAGTGAATATATATTTGCCAGGTTTGCGCAAAACAGTTTAACGATGAATCAAGTTGCGATTAATAAGTACAATATTAATCTTAGCATTGAAGAAGAGTTTTAAAAGTGCCATAACAGGATTATGACATTATGTGACAAAATCTAATTTTGTCGTCGGTATCGAGTGGTTTATGATTCCACTGCTCTAACCAGCTGAGCTACTCCGCCAAATGTATGTTTGCTCGACGACAAAACACCTAAAATTAGATCGTTTTGTCAATACCGAATTTATAGTAAATAATGCACAAATATGCATAAAAATGCACCAATTTGTTGACATTATGTTGACACTTTTAAAACTCTCCAATGTCACAATCCTTACGTTGCCTACCGTTTGTGGTGGAATTGTTTGGCTACTCCATCATTAATATAATCTTGCGTGGAATCGCTTGTTTTTACATAATGATTTCTAGTAACACTGGTATTTGTATGTCCTAGCGATTGTTGCGCTGCATCCATACTATGAAAATACAATTCAGCTAACTGACCATGCAAGCGTCTAAGATCGTGATGCGTAAACTGTATTCTAGTCTTTTTACTGATCCTAGCAATGATCTTTTTAAGACCACTGTAAGTCATCGGTATCGGCTTTACATTGCCATTTTCTTTCCATTTCTTTAGTATGGCCCAAGCGCTTGGATGAATACGATGTTGCTCACGCTCACCAATTTTCTTTTTCTTTTTATTAGAATCGATGTACACATAGCTATTATCAAAATCAACGTGTTGCCAGTGAAACTCTTGCCAAGGTTTGTCTTTGTTGCTACCTAAAAATGCATTAGCGCGAAAACCAGTATAGATGTACAAAAACATCATATCTTTTTCAAACTCAGTTACATCGGGATGTGTGTGCAATGTATGTATTTCGTCTTCAGTCCATTTTTTAATTTCTTTATGCGCAATTTCATTTTCCTGGAAAAAGTCATCTTTAATAATAATGTCTTTATCAATCAGTTCGCGTCTCTTTGCCCATTCAAAAAATACTTTCAGCTCTTGCATATAACTATTGATGCCGTTACGCGTCCTTCCTAGTGCTTCTCGCTCACTTTTATAGATTTCCCAACCTAACTTGCCATTACGCTCTAAAGTGCGGATTTGATGCACAATTTGGTTGTCACCAAATACTTCTAAGCAACTGTTAATTGATGCAAGATACTTACGCTTGGTAGTTGGATCTAACATATTGTTTAGTTTGTTAGATTTATACTTATTAAATAACTGTGCAAGCGTAATATGATCGCCTTGTTCTTGGTAACTATCTTTCCAGGTTGGATCATTATTATAGTATTTATTTTCAATCATCTGCCAATGCGTATGCCAATGCTTTTGTTCTACTTTACTAGCAAATAGCTTTTGTACGCGCTTTTGTTTTGCAGGATCAAAAAAAGTAATACCGAACTTTTTTTTACGGTCCTTTCTTATGAAAGTTGATGCCATGTTGTCTATCTCCTTGTTGTGGTGTGGTGAGGTTTAGTTTAAGTCATTTAAAATAGTAGTTTTTGCTTCAGCTATACACGTTTTCATTCCAAATTCTATTCTAATTGCTACTACAGTTTTAACAATACGATTATTGTACTCATAGTCAACGTAAAATGATAAATAATCATATCCCATAAATTTATATTTTAAATTGCGCAATATATCTCTTGCGCCTTTAGTATATTCTATAACATCTTTAGCCGAACGTTTACTAAATAGCGTTTCAGCAGGATGAGAACCATTCGGATACCACTGACCTTCTGCAAAATACTCATCTCTTAAAGTTTTATATGGTATTTGAAGAGTGTCTGCAACTTGTTCAAAACCTTTCATATTAGTAATGCAACGCTCTATTGGTTTGCTGAATGAAAATACATTTTTAAGTTCAATCGTAGAGCGACAATCTGCCTTTACTTGAGTAAATAATTTGTATTTAGCAGGATCATCTGGCAATGCTTGTGTGCGCTCTTCTTTTAGTTTTGCAATCTGTTCGTTCTGCATATTAATAACAACTTTTTGATTTTCAATTAATTCAGATTGCACTTTAGTAAGTGTATCCATTTGCTCTCCTTGAATTGTGCCATCAATAGTATGTGGTGTAATGATGACGTGGTTGCCTTGCTCTGTTATGTCATAGCCAACTGCTTTAGCAATTGAGTGAGCAGAGCTTATACTCACTTTATGGTTGCTTTTAGGTCCCCATCTATACATAGACGTGCGGTTGATACCAGTCTCTTTCGCTAAACTTTCTATAGATCGTTTTTTTGTTTTTGCAATTGCTAACAAAGCCATTACCGCTTCATTATATGTCGCATATTTTTGCTTTGTCATATGTCTATCCTTATTTATATAACACCATAGTTTAAAACAATATTCTAACATATGCAACAAAATACTTGCATATGCATTGTTTCATGTATTAAACTAAATGCGACAATTATGAAACATTTTCACAAACAACCACTTGGCCTTAGAATGTTGGAAAACAATTTAAGTCAAAATCAACTGGCGAAATATATACACGTTTCTGGTGGTTATTTATCTGACATGATGAACGGTAGAAGACCGTTTCTTATGAAGTGGAAAAGTAAGATTGCGCTTGTCTTAGATAGAACAATAGATCAAATAGAGTGGCCACAATGAAAGGTTGGTTAAACACAACTGAAGCTGCTAACTACTTAGGTGTTTCAAAGCGCAGTTTAATGAGCGCATTGGAACTTAGAAAGCGTAATTTAAAAAATTTAGAATTGATACTAAAATGCTACGGTAATAGGACATTAATTAAAATTTCAAGTTTGGACAAAATTGAGACTATTGAAACAAAATAAAAACTCCGCAAAAGAGCAGCACCTACGTTTACCTCGGTTTCTATGTATGTCTATCCACTTACCACTACTACTGCCGAGAGGTGCTGCTCGGTGATTTACACCGTAAGAATTAAGGATAGGCAAGAGCGTATACGCTTTGCAAGTGAGGTTGCAAAGTTATTAAACAATAAACAAACATTCATTCCTGGACGAACCAACAAACTTATTACAAGTGATATTGGTATACGTTCAGTCGTTGATATGGATACGTTGGCGCGCGTTGAAGCGTTAATTGACAGACGTGGTTATGAAGTTATAAAAAGTGAGAAGCCTAGCGTGAACTAGGCTCCTCGTACCTAAACAGAACACCACATTCTGTAAAGATAGACAACAGGAGAAATTACAATGGGATCAGATCCATTATCAAACATTACAATACCCGAAAGTGACTCTTCTAGCCTTTATTACAAATTCCAACCTGGCGACAACAGATTTCGCATTGTTGGAGACTGGATGCAAGGCTATGAAGATTGGAGCAAGGAGTTAAGATTAGCTAGCGGTGCGCCACTTAGATCTAAAAATGCACTGGCGCAAAAAGGTGATCAAAAGCCACGCTACTTTGCTTTAGTTCCAATATGGGTAGATGGTGCAATTAAATTCATTAGCATACATCAAAAAACAATCTTGACTACGATTGATCAATTAAACTATAGTAAAGATTGGGGTGTTTGCACTGAATACGACATTATGGTGAAAAGGCAAGGCGAAGGCAAGGATGGAACACTGTATACTGTGACACCTTGCAAGCCAGAACCTCAAAGACCAGAATGCAAAAAGGCATGGGAAGAGACTGAGCCTAAAATTGATTTTGACGCATACATTGCAGGTGGAAGTATATTAAAAACTGAAGAAGGCGCAGTAGAAGACACTGAGTTGCCTTTCTAATGCCAAGTAAATCTGGCCGTAAAGGATATTCGGGCGAAAATGAGGTCGTGCATTATTTGCGCGACCTCGGAGTCAAAGTGCAGCGCGCATTTGGTAGCGATGGCAGAGCGTTGGGCGAAAGTCCAGATATAGATATAAAAGCAAGCATTGATGAATTATTAATGCTGATTCAAGTAAAGCGATACAAACGCTTTTCAATATACAAGTTTTTTAAAAATGCCAATGTGGTTGCGCTTAGAGGTGATCATAAGAAATGGCTATATGTGTTCAGTGAAGATTTAATGACAGAGCTTATTCAAAAATTACGCGGAGTCAGAAATGACAAGTAATCAAAATCCAGGTTCGTGCAGGTGGGTTCAGCCTTGACTCCGCGTTCAAAATTAGTTGAAGTCGTAGGTGAAGCAGTCTACGACATTTTAAAAAAGTATTCCAAGGTAAGTATTGATTTATCTAGTAGTGAGACTCGGCTATCAATTGCAGAGCAAGTTACAGATAAAATTTTAAGAAAAATTGATGCGCCAAAAAAAGGAATACAAAACGATATGGAGTGTTAATGCTAATGTTGAAAAAACAATACTCAATGTCAAATAAGGCATTTAACAAATTCAGAGAAAAGTTTATTCAAGACGCAATTGCAGTCAGCGATGCTAAATCAATTGAATACACATCTAATAACGATGACAAACTTAAAAATTTTAAGTCAGTTGCAAGGCGCGTTGGTGTCACACCAATGCAGGCATTGATGGTCTACAAAAGTAAAGGCGATGATGCAATGTGTACTCACGCTAAAACAAATACACAATATTCAGATGAAAACTTTTATAGCAGATGTATAGACAGTTTTAACTATGCAATACTTGCTGCAGCATTAGATCACGAACAACAAACCACATACACCGAGGATACTAATGATAACAATAACACTAAACCAGACAGAGATGCAGATGGCAACTCTGAATGGAATGGGCCGATTAGTTCAGAACCAGACAAATGGAGTCAACTCCAACGGTCGTCGAAAACTTGATCCAGATATAATTGGCACTGGCGGTGAAATAGCCGTTGCCAAATACTTTAACACTTATCCGGATTTATCTATTGGACCACATAGACGCGGTTACGATCTAACAGTATATGGCACTACGATCGATGTAAAGACCACAACATTTAATCCTGGATATTTACAAGCCAAAACAAAAAAGAAAGTCAGTGATGCTGATATGTATATACTGGTTCATGCGTCATTTCCAACCTTTACAATATTAGGCGGTGTCAGAGCAGCAGAATTTCTACAAGACTATAACATTAAAGATATGGGTTATGGTCCCAACTATACATTAGAACAATCTCAGTTACACTCACTAAACAGTTTATTTATTCAGTACAAGAAGCATGGCGGATTGTTTGATGGTGAAATATTAAAATGAGAGAAGATCTGACAACGGTGCGTAAAGGCATTATTGGTGAGAATCGAGTGATTGAAGATCTGTTAAATCAAGATTTAAATGTATATGTGCCAGTCTGCGATGACGCAAATGTAGATATGTTGGTTGAGTGTCATGGGAAGTTGCACCGTGTCCAGGTTAAAACTGTTCTGACTTATAAGACCAAAAGCAGTATTGAGATAAAACTACACAAATATATAGATAAGCGCTCTATAGATGTAATTGCAGTGTATTTTGCGCCACTAGAGAAAGTGGCCTACGTCAGATACAATAATGAGAACCATATTACACTAGCAATACATCGCGCTAGAAATTCACAAAATGAAAAGCGAAAGTGGTTCTACCAATACATGGAGTTTCCAGTTTCGTGAAAGTCAACTACGCAGGATCAGTAGAATATGATAATTACGATGGAGAGTGGTGCGATCAGATCGTGGAAGCTGAAACATACTCAAGTTTTTTGTTTCAAATAAAAGAATTAATCAAACTAAAAAGAAACAGTAAAGTGTTTTTTGCCAACAGAATTACAAATGGCAAAGAGCATGATATAACCGAGGAAATAATAAATGCATTGTGAAAAAAGAATAAATCAGTGGTCTAATGATGCGAAAGCTGCTGATGAAAAGATCTTTTATTGTAAAAGTTGTGGTCACTGTTGGGAATCAATAGTGTATGACAGAAAAATAAAAGATAAGAAAAATAAGTACATAGAAAAGCACTACCGCAACTTTGTTAGTTATGGTAAAAAAAGAAAACAGTGTAGTAGGTGCATTGGTACTTAACAAAGGACGGTGATGAATACTGCATGGATTTATTTAAGAAACATTATTCTTATAAACAATATGCTGACGGCAGAGAGCAAAAATTATTTGTTGGACCAGGTGAAAAATTGGTGCTTAGAACGTGGGAAGCAGATGCAATGTTTGTATGGAGAAATTTTATTAATGACTCTGGTCAAGATGGTGTGAATTGTGCAGTATTTAGAAACGAATCAAAGACACAAAGCAGCAAACTTATTCAAGAAGCGGATGCAATTGCTGATGCAATCTGGCCTAATCAAAGGCACTATACCTACGTCAATGCAAAAAAAATCAAATCAGATAATCCTGGATACTGTTTTAAAAGAGCGGGATGGAAACAATGCGGTATAACAAAAATACACAAATTAATTATTTTAGAACGCAATGCGACTTCTTGATTTATTTAGCGGTATTGGTGGATTCTCACTGGCAGCATCGTGGGTGTGGGGCGACGAGCTTGACATCGTTGGCTTTTGTGAGATTGATACCTATTGCCACAAAGTGCTAAATAAAAATTTCCCCGGTGTACCAATATATAAAGATATTACGACACTGGATGGAAATCAGTTCAAAAATATTGACATCATTACTGGTGGATTTCCTTGCCAGGATATTTCTATTGCCGGTCATGGGAAGTCGTTAATCAATGAAAAAACTGGAGAAACAACACGATCCGGTCTTTGGTTTGAAATGCTTAGAGTCATTAGCGAAGTACGACCAAGATACGCACTCATTGAAAATGTTCCAATGCTCACTGTTCGAGGAGGAGTCAGAGTCATTGCAGATCTTACCGAAATCGGGTATGATGCGTCGTGGACTATTGTATCGGCTGCCGATGTTGGAGCGTGGCACAACCGCAAACGTATCTGGATTGTGGCGCACTCCGGATGCGAATATGGAGAGAGGAACGCGAACCTACAACAACATGAAAGCAAGATTAGAGCGCAAAGCAAAAGGAAAGCAATTATATCTAGCGGACGAAGTAAAGCTACGAGAAGCAATGGAAGAACCAAAAATGTTTCCGACTCCAACCGCAAACGAAGACGCGGCAGGCAAACCGACTGGAAAAATGCAGAGAATGCTAGGCAATTGCCAAGAAGTCCGAAACACGGGTACTGGCACACTGAACCCGAACTGGGTAGAGTGGCTAATGGGATACCCAATCGGGTGGACCGACTTAAAGGACTCGGAAACGCAATAGTGCCACAGTGTGCGTATGAAATATTTAAATACATTACCCGCAAAAATGCTTAAATGGTTAATAAGGTGGTGGTAGCAGCCGTGCGGGTAAGAATTAATTAATGAAAAGTTTTATCACAATATACCTGGTAATAATAGCCTTGTTTATAGGTTGGCTATTGTGTGTGGTAATTCAAATGAGAAAGGATAGGAATAATGGCAAAAAAGAGAAGGCCAGTTTATAAGTTAAAAGACGGCTCAAAAGTAAAAAGTGTAACTACACTCATTGGATCGCAACTAGGTTGGAATAAACAAGCGCTGCTTAATTGGACCAGGAGAATGTGCCTTGAAGGTATAGACGACAAAGAAGAGCTGAGAGAAGCAGGTCAAATCGGCACGCTAGTTCATTTGCTCATTGAAGGACACCAGAAAGGACTGGACATTGATACGCGCGACTTTAGCCGCAATCAAACTGAGCAAGCTATGATTGCGTTTGGTGGTTATATAGAATGGTCAGAGAAAGTCAAATTCAAGCCACATAAGAGCGAAATGCAACTGGTAGATGAAGCCTGGCGCGTTGGTGGCACGGCAGATTGTATAGGCTCAATCGGTGATGATCTGATTATGCTAGACTGGAAGACAAGTAAGTATCTGTATAAAGAGCATAAGATACAGTTAGGTGCATATATAAAGATGTTTGAAGATCAATATCCAAAAGCCAGTAAAGAAGCTCGCGAGAAAAAAGGACTCAAGCCGATGTATGGTATGGTACTCAGATTTGAGAAAGAAGAATTAAAGTTTCATCAGCATATAATTAAAAGAGAAAAAATAGAAGCAGGTATTAAAGCATTTGACAATATTGTAAATCTTTCCCGCTTGCAAGATGAACTTTGATCAATTAAACCGTAATGGCACGCGAGCAAAGTGTCCATCGGATCCGCCTGCGGAGTGTGTACAATCTGAGAAGAACGATTACTGCATATCAGTTAATCCAGACTTTGCTCACTGCCATCGGTGCAAAAAGAATTGGTTTACAGAAGATAACAAAATTGTAAGCGATGAAGTAAAGCTGCGAATACGCACTAAGATGTTTGAGCGCCTGGATGAGTCTGGTTACGATGACGCGCGGGTACGTTTTTTAGATCATTACGAACAAATATTTAAAGAGATGCGACTACCTTGGAATGAAAATGCGCTTGATTATGATATAGGCATTAGGCGCGACAAGAATCAGAAGTTGCAACTGGTATTTAAAATTACTGAAGATCACGTCAAGTATCACAAAGGCATACAGTTTGGCGATGCAGAGTGCAAGGTGTTTCCTATCCTCATCTCCCAACACACACCTACCTTGCTGCTTTGTGAAGGCGAAAAAGATGCTATAACCGCAAACTGTCATGGTGTGCCTGCTATCACTTTCACCAGTGGTGCAGGCGCACTGCCTAAAAATTTAGCGGTACTAGATAAATATAAAGATATTGTGATCTGTTTTGATAATGACAATGCGGGGAGAGAAGGAGCTGAGAAAGTTGCCAAAGCGCTCTATAAAAAAGACCGTGTGGTTAAAATTATAAAGTGGGGAAGTGAATATCCGAATCAGTATGATTTAACAGACTATTTTGCTGATGGCCACATTGCGAGTGACCTTATGACACTAATGGATTCGGCTCAAGTGTTTGGTGCAGATGAGTTGGGCGCTGCGAAAGTGTTTACTGCTGATGATTTCTTAGCACGAGATTTACCGCCAGTACAATATATATGCGATGAGATCCTGCTTGAAAGTGGGACCACTGGAATTAGCGGTATGAGTAATGTAGGTAAAAGTGTGTTAGCGCTTCAGCTTGGTGTGAGTATTGCAATGGGAGTGCCGTTCATGGGCCAGTTTGTGATACACAAGCCAAGGAAGGTCTTGTTTGTGCAGTTTGAGATGTTGGACCAGATGATGCAAGAAAGACTTGATAAGCAGATGCGTTACCTAATCGAAGAATATCCGACGTGTCGCGAGTACTTAAACAAAAACTTTAAGATAGCTAGTTTTGATGAGCATAAGTTATTTAGCGATGCTTATGTTACTATTGAAAAGAATCTAATGACTGGTGATTATGATGTGTTGGTGATTGATAATTTATATACAAGTTCTGATATTGCTATGGATAAAAATGATAAGCTGCAAGAATTGTTGAGCAGGATTACAGAGTTAAAGTTACGCTATAAGATAGCTATGGTTATGGTATCGCATCATAAGAAGATGGCCGAGAAGCAACCACTGGATCATTTTATGGTGTATGGTGGCAGCACTTACGTTAATTGGCTAGATAATCTGGTGCAGGTGGCCAATACTGGTAAGCATAAAGATTTGAAAGTGTTTAAGATTACTAAGACAAGGACGGCTAGTGACTATCACGATGTAGCGCTTGGGATTAAGTTTGATGGTACTAAAGATACACTGGCGCTGAAATATATAAAGCCATTGCCGAAGAATGAGAGTTTTTGGTATTTGGATAGTGAGGAGTCACCGGAAACCAGGTTGCTAGATGCGATTGAAACTGATGGAGATAATTTCTCGCGGTCACAGTTTGCGGAAGCTCTTAAAAGTGAAATGAATTTGAGTAGTAATAATGCGGTTTCAAACTGGATCGATAAGTTGGAAGATCAAGGTTTGATTGGCAAGTTAAGGCATGGTGAATATTTTATTAAGCGCACTGAAATTGATGATTTTTTATAGGTGTTCGCGCGAACGTTCGCAAAAAGAGAATATGGGGAATTTGGAGAATTTGTTCGCAAAACTGCAAAATAGCGGACGATGAGAATATGGAGAATATGGAGAATATGGGGAATTTGTTCGCAAAACTAGGCAGTGCAAATTCTCATTGGTATGCTAAAAGAGAATATGTTCGCAGTGAGTTTATAGAGGAGAGAGAGAGTCAAATTCTCCATATTCTCCAAATTCCCATTCCTCGCACTTTCAGTGATTATGAGTGAATTTTGTAAATACTCAAAAAACGCTGATAAGTTGTGCGCGTTCGCAAGAAAGTATGATGACGAGCTGGAATGTGGCGCAATTTTGAACTGGTTTGATGATCTTAGAGTTAAGAATTTAGATGGTTGTTTTATGCGTTGGCACATCCGAAAGAAACTAGCCTGGACAAACAAAATGAAAAAAAAATTTACCCGCCAGTGATATATATAAAAAAAATACCCGGTGGCATATAATATAAAGAATTTGGAGTTGCGCGCTAAATTTTGCAAAAAATTAGTTAATAAAAATGTTCAAAATATTACAGTGAGTAAAAATTGATAATTGAAGCAAGGTTAGAAACTTGGTAAAAATAGGACCAAAAAACGCGGTAAAAAGTGGTGTAAGTGAAATTGGTATTGAGCAAAAAAAAACCTGCTATATGAGCAGGTTTTTTGGTTTAGTGTTAAGTTAGTTTAGCTATTCAAGTATAACTCAATCTCGCGTTGATTTGATCTTATGATGCTGAAAATTTCATCTATAGTTTCTACAAATATCATTAAACCGTCATCAGCACTATTAAAGCTATTCCAAATACTATATGTATTAAACTCTTCATTGTCTACATTATCATTTTCTGAGTTTGGAAAAGCAACAGTAATGTTTTTTTGTTCATCTTTAGACATTATATGATAAGTTGGGCAACAATCGTTGCTATATGAACTATCTATAAATCCAAAACTTTCAAAAATCTCATTATTTTTATCATAGTTATTTACATATTCTTTTGAATCTTTAAATCTTATTTTCATATAATTTAAATATTCTTGTCGATCATTTTTATTCATAGTGTTGTCTATCCTTTAATTAGTTAGTGTTTCTACCCAAAAAACCCGCTATATGAGCAGGTTTTTTGGTTTAGTGTTGTGTTAGTTACTCTTCTATTTCGTAAGTGTCCCACTTAGGAATAATTTTAAAATTTTCAGTGTCTCGTCGGTAACATAATTCAGCGACATAATCATCATCATTAAGGCCACTTAAGTACCTTTTATTAATTACTTTTACAAGTTGTTTATTACTTAGATGTTTAAAGCGTTTTTTCATTTGTTGTCTATCCTTTTTTTTTATTTAGTTCATCACCTAAAATTGTGAACACTAATATAATGCTCACAATTAAATAGATGATATATTTTATTATTATGTTCATTATTATTACAAATTGTTTATCAGTTGCGTTTTTATGTTTTCAAGTTTTTCGCCTTCGTACACATTGCCTTTATAATCACACGCCTTCTCAATATATTCCAATTCATATTCAAGTATTTCATCAAAATACATAAACTCCATTAAATACTCATTGATAATGCCGTCCTTACATTTAAAAAGCATTGCGTCGGTATAACCACCGCGAACATCACAACCGCCATGAATTTGTATTAATACATAGTCTTCATATTGACCGTCAATAAATAATCTAATGTTTGCGCCTTGTAATGTTTGCGACAAGTCGCTTTCACCGTTGTAAGTGTTCCAAGTGCGAACGCTAGTATCATCTATTAAATTATACAAATAATCCCAAGCATCTACGCCAACACCGTAAGGCTCACAGTCTGCTAATTCATCAAAATTTTGGTTTAATTTGTTAAATTCTAGTGATACATAATCTAATTCAAGATTAGAACCGTTACCCGCTAAAAAATGAAATACACTTACAGTTCTTAATATTTCATCAGCTTCGTTTTTATCATTAAAACATATTTCAAAACTTTGCTCATCATCATTTAAAAAGTCTTGTAATGTTTTACTTTGATTGCGTTGCCAATGTCTATTATTACTACCGCCACTATCTAAAAAATGCTTTCCAGTATTCTCAGTAAGTTTATCATAGATTAATTGTTTAATATTACTCATGTGTTGTCTATCCTTTATATATGTTAATTGTTTACTATCAGAAAATACTAATAAAATGTTTCATATGCTACAAAAAAGCGAACACCTAATAAATAGCTTGCTAGTGTGTGATGAATCAAAAATGTAGATAGCGGACTTTATCGCGATGTGTTGACGTTGTGTTGACATATCCGAAAATCTTTGACGGTAGGCCGTGGAATAAATAACCACAACTTCCAGGAATCCGGGTACACCAAGGCAGTATTTCGGATTGGTAGGTAGTGCGTCTCAGAAAAATTTTACCATTTTGCGAACACTAACAATTGTGTATATTCTGTCGCATATGACAACTGCTTGGCATAACTTAAGTGATGCGGATGCCGACTTGTTGGAAGACGCAATAGACCAGTCCACAGAGTTCAAAGAGAAACTGGCAATCTTCCAAAGCGGCTTAATTCCAACCGAGATGCGGTGGCTTCAGCTCTCCGCACATCACATTTATGACCAGTTGTCAGAACGCGAAAGAATTGTATTTAAAATGCGCACAAACCAACACACATTCCCATCCATAGCTACCAAACTGGACATCAGCGCATCAAGCGCTAAAACTTACTGGCGACGCGCACTAAACAAGTGTTGTCAACTAACTGACTTTATATAGATGGCTAAACCAAAATTAATAGATCCAAAGAAAGTACGAATGCTTGCCAGTTTCGGCTGCACTCATGTAGAAATAGGCAAATACTTCCAGGTGGATGAATCCACGATCCGCAAGCGCTACACCAAAGAGTACGAAGCGGGTAAATCTGAGATGCTTCTCAACCTACGCAAAGCACAATGGAAGAACGCATTGGAGATGGGATCTAATGCACTACTTATCTTTCTTGGTAAAAATTACTTAGGTCAAACTGACAAGAATCAGCTAGACTTAGTCGGCAACCTGGAGAACGTCTTAAAAGAAGCAGGATTTGAAGGTAAAGCAGATAGTGAACCGGAGAAAGCTCTGGAAGATCTTGGGGTACAACCCAACGCCACAACAGTGGGCCATTCATAGCGTAGGACCACTCACCAAAGACGAAAAGCGCTTCAGAGTTGTCTGCATGGGTAGACGTAGCGGTAAAAGCTACATGGCAGCTTATGAAATCATACCTTGGTTACTCACACCAAATACCAGAGGTTGGATCGTGGGACCAAACTACAACTTAGCGCAGAAAATAGCTCGCGAAGTCAAGCGCATTATAATGACTGATCTCAAACTACCAATTGATAGCAAGAAAGAGATTAGTGGAGACTTGTATTACATGAAGATGGCAGGATTGAACAGTGAACTAGCCGTCAAAAGTGCAGACGCACCAGACTCACTCATAGGTAGTTTCCCCCCTGGCAGTAATGCCGGGGGGGAAACACTTTACTTAAACTGGCGATGGAGTTGATTATCTGGTCATTGATGAGATGGCCTTAATACCAAAGAATACTTATGAGATGTATCTCAGACCTACACTGTCAGATCGTGGTGGATGGGCGCTATTTTGCTCCACACCGCGTGGATTTAACTACTTTTCAAGATTATATGATAGAGGACAAGATGAGAAATATCCAGAGTGGGAATCATGGCAGTTTCCATCAACACTTTCACCATTTTTCAAGGATGACTTAGATGAACTTAGAAAAACACTCACTGATGAAACGGTGCGCCAGGAAATTCTTGCGGAGTTTGTCAGCTTTGCAGGACGCGTTTACCCGTTTGATAGATTTCAAAACATCAAAAACGACCTCAGATTCGATCCGTCTCTACCCACATACGCGGGTATTGATTTCGGCTTCAGAGCATCACACTGTTCAATATTCCAGATCAAACACAACACATCCGGAATGGCAGATGTCTATCAAATTGACGAAGTAGCGATGAAAAATACCAAGACTGAAGATTTTGCGCGTAAGATCAAATCTTTAGGCTACAACTTTCACGGTATGTTCTGCGATCCCGCAGGTGCGGGCGTGTCACTGCAAAGCGGTGTCAGTGATATATTTGTCTTTAAGCAGCAAGGTATGATTCTTAAATATAAGAAGGACGCTACCACGCGCAATGTCGTAGCGGGTGTAGGTCACGTTAGACGTTGGTTTGAAGATGCAAATGGTGATCCGCACCTATTTGTGTCACCTAAATGCGTAGAAAGTATCCAGGCATATGAAAATTATCGCTATCCAGAGCATAGAAATGAGCAGCAGTTAAAAGAGATGCCACTGAAAGATGGACGCTTTGATCACGCAAATGATGCTTTGCGTTTTGCCTTGGTAAATCTCTTTCCAATGCGCTCTAGGATGGCGGGAGTAATTGACTATGTGTAAACTATTTAACCATTATGTAGAATGCTGACTATTCCGGACTTGTCACAAGAAGCGGTTACATCCGCACTTAAAAGAAAATTACGTTACATAGAGGACGAAAGAACTAAAGAGCGTGATTATCTTATGGATTTCTATGAAGGAATCAATATTGAAGATTATGTAGGTAATTATTTCGGACCAGAAACTTTACGTCAAGCAGTGATTCCGGTGAATAATCTGACAAGACGCGTATGCTCACTTAGAGCGATGACGTACAAGAAACCGCCTAGACTCCGAGTAAATGAGAACTACACTAATTATGTCGATATGTATTCACTTAACGCGCAGAGAAGACTACTTGAGCGTTTAACATTTTTATTAGGCACTATGGCATTTCGCAGTAAGTGGAACGATCTTACGCAAAAGATTGAATATGAGATTATTTCGCATTTTGAACCTATCTTTCTAGCAGGTGATCCTGCAAATAAACCAATCGGTATCTGCTATCCAGTAGAATACCAAGCAAATGCGCGCATACAAGATCCAGTTCATGCCGTTTGGACTGAAGCGAGAGATGGACAACCAGGTCAGCATTATTTATTAGATGAAAATGGCAGAATGATACAAGCCAATGAATCTAATCTAAATCCATACGATATTTTGCCGTTTACTTTTACTCATCGCTACCCGCCAATACGAGATTTTTATGTTGGCAATGCAATAGATATTGCGCAAACAGATTTAGCCGTCAATGTGGCCTTACTTGAACTCAGCATTGCAATCAAGTATGGTGCTATGGGTATTAAGTTTGTTTCTGGCGTTGATGACGCAAGTCGTATTACTATCGGAACTGATAAAATCTTATATCTTCCAGATGGTGCAAATTTCGGTGTGACAAATAGTGGTGGTTCACTAAGCGAGATTATAGAAGGCACAAGATTCTTAGTAGAGTCTACACTAAATAACAACCATATTAGAGCAAAGTATGCTCGCAATGATTCTGGAAATGCACCTAGTGCTGCAAGTCTTGCAATCATTGAAATGGAAAACATTGACGAGCGCTCTGCAATGACTGAAGATACCTGGAGACCTTGGGAACATCGCAGATATGAGATTGATCGTAAAATTATACAAGTAGAAGCTAGAACCGACCTTGGTGAAGACTATAGTGTTGATTTCTTAGAGCCAAACTACGCAATGACACCGGAAAGTGAAGTAATGTTATGGGATTGGCGCTTTTCAAGAGGTCTTGCATCACCACAAGACTGGTTTGATTATAATAATCCCGATGCCAGTGAAGAAGACAAACAAAAATTTGCTAATCTGCAAGCAGAAAATGCAGAACAAGATAAGCCTAAAAACAAACTATTAAATATTTTAGCTAATGGCACAAATTGATGATGCCATCAATGCTTATCAAAGTAGCCTGGATAATGCAACTACGCAATTTGTATCAGATACAAAGGAGTTAGAAGATGACGGTTTATCAGTGGAAGAGATACTACTTATTCTCGCTGCGATTGACTTTACGTCCTATTTTGTTGAAGAGTTGGGCCTCTCTGCCGGAATCAACTCCTACATGGCTACAACGGAAACTCTTCTTGCTGATTTGCCGTTTTTTGGGGTTGCAACAGAAACACAACTTGTGGCTCTCCAGAATATACAACGCTCAAACATAGAAGGACTTTCAAGAACTGTGGCAAGTAGTATGCGTGCATCAATGGCACAAGGCATTGCAAATCGTTTAGATAGATTTGAAATGGAAGATTTAATTAAAGCAAATTTACGCACTCAAGTGCCAAGAATAGATAATGTCATTGGTACTCAGCTCGCAAACTATCAGCAAAGTGTCATTGCAACGATGGCAGCAGACTTACCAGATGACACAAAGTATAATTATTCTGGCCCCAGAGATAAAAAAAATCGTCCAGTATGCCGTCAATATTTAGATAGTCAGCCACTAACTAAGAATGAGATAAAAGTGATCAAGAGCGATGGTTTTTCAGCGCGTGGCGGTGTGAATTGCAGACATTTATGGTTGCCTACTGATGTTTAATTTTAGAAAAATATTAGAATTTACAAGCAGTGACCTAAAGTCATATGGTAAGTCAATTACTGCAATACATAAAAAACAAATTGTTAAAGGCATTGACGCAGATGGCGAGTCTTTTACAAAGTACAGTAAGGTCTATCGTAAGCAGAAAAAAGACAAAGCATTTAAAGATCAAGGTCAGATCAGCACACAGATTAATCCAGTAAATCTTACTCTTACTGGCAAACTCTTAAAGCATTTTCGTTTTTTATCCAGTGCGGTTAAAGGCGAAATATCAATTAAATATGGATTTCAAAGCGACAGAATTGCTAAAGATCGTGGAATGAATGATGATTCGCGCATGACGGCATTAGTACACGGCAAAAAAACAAAACGTGTCATCGCTTCTAGTAATAAACTAGGACCGGATGTTGAAGAAGCAGTCGGTCACATTTTTGCATCGCAAGTTGCTAAAAACTTGCAAAAACATTTGAAAAAACGAACCGTTGTCTACAGAGTGTAGAAAGGAGACAGTTCATGGATGAACAAAACAAGGTGCAGGGCGCACCGCAGGAAGAGCAACCTCAAAAAGCTCAAGAGATGGCTACTGATAGCCAGGATCAGCCAACACAAGGCGATGTTGGAGAACTGATTGCTGAAAGCAAGAAATATCGCCAGAGAAGTCAAAGAGCAGAGTCCGAGCTTGCCAAACTGCAAAAGCAGGTTGAGGAAACTCGTCAAAAGCAAATGGAAGAGCAAAATCAATGGCAGCAACTCGCTGAAGAGCGTGCAGCTAAAATTGCAGAGCTTGAGCCAATTGTAGTGTCTGCAAAAGAGCAAGAGGACGCTATGCGTGCCGAGCTTTTAAAGGACTTTGATGAAGAAGATCGTGCTACTTTTAGTGATTTATCACTTCCAAAATTAAAAGTAGTTCGCGATAAATTATTTAATAATAGTTCCAAGGTAGCCGTAGATAATTCATCGCCTAGTTCACATGGCGGTTATAGTTCTGCGTTAGACTTTGTATTGAACGATCCAGAAGGTTATGAGAAGTCTAAAAAGACAAACACATTTGGAAAGTTTGGTAACATATTTAGTCCAAATCGTGGCGACAGTTAACGGTAAAAAAGATAAAGTCTTTGGTGTAGACCACGATCCTAGTGATCGCTTGAAGATGATGACTGACAAGGAAGGTTATCCAATTGCGACGCGCGATGGTAAGCCTATTAGTGCCGTTGACTTTGTTGACCAGACGCAGGAAAACGTAGAACGTATTGCGCGAGGAAAAAAACCAAGTTCACTTGGTGTTTTCTCTGGCTTTGGTCCTGGAACTTTAAAAAAACCATATAAGGAATAAAAATGTCCGTAACACAAAAATCATCTTTCGCCAATTATCAAGTAACCGCGTCAGATCACATTCTACCAGATGTCATAATGGCATTTACTAAAGCAAATGTCATGGCGCCCTTGGTCAACAGTGCAATCGCTCCGCAAGGCGCTGCATCTGTTACTTTTGTAGACATGACTGCTAAAGCAAGTTCTGATGTAACCTCGCTTTCTGAAGGATCAGAAAGATCATCTATTGCCGTTGCAACCGGTGCGCACGAATGTATAATCAATAATTACGTTGTACGTTCTGACATTACCGATTTAGCAATGCTTGCAGCACCATATGACTTAAGTGGCAATATTGCCGACAACCTTGGTCACGCTGCATCGCTTAAAGTTGATGATCTATTGACAGATCTATTTAGTGGCTTTTCTCAAACTTCTGGTTCAGCGGGTAACGCACTTACGCTTGATATGTTCTTTGATGCTGCTAGACAGCTCCACGCGAGCGGGGCCAATATGCCATTTAGCTACGTCGGAAATTCAAAACAAATTTGGGGTGCAAAAGGTATCCAAGGACTTCTTATTGCTACTTCTAGTGGCACCTTTGCAGATAATCCAGTTTCTGGTGAAATGCTTGCAAATGGATACGTTGGAAAGTTGGCCGGAGTAGATATTTACTTTAGTCAAGAAGTCACCGAAGACGGCAACAATGATTGTCCTGCGGGTATGTTCTCCAAGAATGCTCTTGGACTTGGAATATCATCTGCCGGTTTAATCAATGTTGAGACTGAGCGCGACGCATCATATCAGCACACTGAGTATGTAGTATCACTCAAGTGCGGTGTGATTGAAGTGCAAGACTCTTTTGGTGTTTACATGTTAACTGACGTTTCTTAAAGAAACATCACTACTATCCTGGGGATCGTTATGGTCCCCAGGTACCTAGAGGAACAAATGAGATACTTTAAAAAACCAACTGGTAAGATCGTTACATACGATCCCCAGACACACGACATTGATAGCTTTGAAGAACGCTTTATTGAGTGTGATATAAATGGTAAGCCAAAACCGAAACCAAAACCTAAGAAGAAAGAAGATAAGTAATGGCTAAAAGCATCAATGATTCTTTTAAAGAATACTGGCTAGATATAGCCGGTACTACAGATGCAAAGAATTTTAATGATGCTATGCGCGCAGGTTTAACCGCAGCAGGTTACTCTGGTGGTTTAGGTAAAATGTTGAAAGCATGGGCGGTGGATCAAGGTGGTAGCGATGTGTCAATTAATGGCGCACTTAAACTTGCATTTTCAGACATGGTAGGTGAGTCGGCCACTAGCATGACTTCTACGATGTCTGAGTATGTAAGCGGATCAAAGTGGAATGAAATTTTAATAAAATTCGAGGACGAAGATCGAAAGTATTCGTTAATAGATTAATAATAACCGCGTGGTAGGCCACGCACACTAACTCATGGAAAGGAGTTAATTATGGCAAGTTTAACAGGAGCAAGTATAGCAAGTAGCTATACATCACTATTAAAATTAAACGGCAATACAGATAGTCTTGTAGCAGG